ATTAATCGTGAAGTGTTTGAAGTATCGGATACCTTGGATGCTGTCGATAAGGCAGGCATTAAAGGTGGCGAGTATGAATACCAACTTGCGAAAGCCTTGAAGATTATGGCTAGAGCAATGGAGGTTGATGTTGTAGCAGGTGCTTCTGCGGCAGGTTCTGCAGGAACAGCTAGAGGTTCTAAGGGAGTAATTCCTTGGGTTACAACTAATCTAAGTACCGCAGGTGGTGGTCGTGATTTGACGGAAACTATCTACAATGACAATTTGCAGGATATTTTCGGCACTGGCGGCAACCCTGATACAACCTATGTTAATGGTTGGCAAAAACGTAAAGTTACTGCGTTCTCTGCTACCAACACTCGAAACATCGAAGCTTCTTCAAAGAAGCTGATTTATTCGGTAGATGTTTATGAGAGTGATTTTGGCCTACAGCGTGTAATCCTTGATCGGTATATGCCTACCGATAAGCTTGCACAGTTGCAGAAGGATATGTGGAGCATAGCAATGCTACGCCCAGTTAAACATACTCCGATTGCGAAGCTCGGTTCTTCACGAGCAGGTATGGTTGAGGCTGAATGGACAGTGGTTTCTTTTGAAGAAAAAGCTTCAGGCGTTATTGAAGAATTAAACGTCCAATAGTTTGGAAGCTTGAATAAAACGGCTTGGGGGGGCAACCCCCCTTGCTTAATATTATGAAAAAAACTATACATACAAAACAACAGGATATTCCTGATGAAGATGGATACACAAGTGATACTGTTACTCGTGTAGTTCATGAAGAGGGGAATCCTTTTAAGAAGGCAAAGACATCTATCCAGCATATACAAAGGCTGGATGATACAGGATTACAGGTAAAACTTGAGCGTTTGAATACGGACAATGGTTTTACTGATGGGCGTACTATGAGAAAAGTAGGGAGTATACCATCTATATTCTTAATGAGGCCAGAGTATAAGGACATTATAGATGGCGACCAGAAAGCAATGCAGAAAGCATTAAAGCGTTTCTTTCAGGATCATCCTGAATATCGTGTTTGTAATAATAATTACTGATGGGTGGAACTCCAAATCAAGAACAGCCTGTGGATGGTGCTAGGGCAGATGTCCAACAAGCTCAGTATAATCCGAGTTGGCTTCATGAAACTGGTTCTAGGATGGGCAGTACTGACCTTGGCTATGCGAGACAAGTGTTCGATGAAATGCGAAGAGAACTTCCAGGTATTGACAAATCGCTTGGTGATACACCTGTTAATTTAAGCTTGGGAAATCCAGAAGGTATGGGTTGGTCTGAAACATATACTGTTGGGAGTACGGATATTCCAAATCCAGAGGCAATGCGTATTGAGCTTCAAAAAGGACAAAGATATTTAGACCCCTCAATTCGTCATGATAGTGGTGAGAGAGGTAAACTTAAAGAATTATTTGCTGCTGAAACTACTCATCAGTTGACAGATGTTATCAATGGAGTTCCATTTGATAAAAAAGTATTTAACTGGAAAAGAGAGCTGTTAGACAATATAGATAGTCTACCAGACAATCACGATATAAAGGTGGAATTGCGAGACAGGTATAATAATACAGTTAACTATCTTAATAAAAAAGGGATACCTCTTGGTAGTAATTGGGAAAGTTTTGAAAACGCTAAAAATGGGCCGATGGGCGATTGGTTGGTATTTGAAAGAATTTTCCCCGAACTGATGAACGAAGAAAAAGACCGAAGGTATATGCGTCAAGGCGGTGGCTTTGGTGAAAGTCAGATGAACATTATAAATAAAATTAAAAGCTATTTCACAGGAAGATAATATGGGCGTATTAACTACTTACGAATTTACACAAGATGTATTAAGAAAGAAAGAACCTTATAAAGTAGAACCGAAGAACGAAGAAAAAGAACAGCCTACGGAATTACTTAAAGAAAAGGTTGAACTATTAAAGGAAGAAGACAAAGAGGAGAATGAATAGTGTCATTAGCTACTATCCGTGACCCAATCTTAAGAGACTTAGGGCTTGATTCTAGTTCAGCACTTGTTAGTGATGTTAAGCAACGTATCCTTGATTATATAAATGAAGCGATACAGGAAATAAATATTCTTGGCAAGTGGGACATATTAAAGTCTGAGGGAACTATTACTTTGGTTACAAGCCAAAGAGAATATTCGTTAGCGTCTGATGCAGATGTTAATAAGATTATGAGTAATAGGTTCTATATAGATGCGGAAGATGCTTTTGTTCATATGGCTACTTCCAATCAGGCTTTTCAAGAAGAAGTAATACAGAACGATACAGGTATACCGCTTGTATGGATACCGTTTGGGAAGGACGCATCTCAAAACGACAGGATTAAGATTGATCCTCTGCCTTCTGCTGACGAGAATGACATGGTGTTGACCTATTGGTACACACGCAAGTTGACAGATTTAAGTGCTGATTCTGATACAACGCCTTTTCAAGAAGTTGTAATCAGGCATATGGTCAAAGCGAAGTATGCTGAATATGATATGGATTTCGCAAAGCGTGACAGGGAAATGGGATTGGCAAATGCTTTATTACAGAAATTACAGGCACAAAACAGGGGTGCTGTAAGATTTAGTCCATTAACTAGACGTAATTATTCCTTATCCAGATAATGCCACTAAGACAAAAAATATTCGAGTCTAATAATAAGGGGTTGTTTGATGTTGCTGTTGGCGAAGGTAACATCTCAGCCAGTTATGCTACCGAATTGCAAAACAGTCGTGTTGCTTTGAACGGAGAAGTGTCTAAGAGAAGGGGTAGAACTTATTTAAATACTACTGCTATTACATCAACTCCAGATGTTATCGGGTTGATGGTTTATGATGGCAACTATCCTGGAACATACGAGGTTTTGGCTCAAGCTGGGACTAATTTGCTTAGGTATGATTCGTCCGCAAGTGCTTTTAATACTACTATCAAGTCTGGTTTGTCTGCAAATAAGAAATTAAACTGGACAATGTTTAATAACAAGATGATTTTGACTAACGGAACGGATAATCCATTTAAGTATGGGTATACTCCTAGACCGTTTTCACCCACTACAGGGGTTTCAACTTCAGGATCAAAAGGTGCAAGAACTTATTATGTAGCAGTTACCTATGTAACAGCCAATGGACAATCGGTGGCTAGCGAACAGGTTACTAAGGCTATTAACGCTAATGATGTTTTAACGGTGACAAGCCCTGTTACTTTACCTGGGGCAACTCATTGGAATGTGTATCATCATACTGTTTCTGGGTCTTTAAAATTACAGAATGCGTCCCCGATAGCAATAGGTACAAATTATACGGAGACAACAGGATCATTAAATGATGGTGCCGCCCCTCCGACAACTCATACAGGCTGGTATGTTATAGACCTTGCAGACAACCCACCGAAAGGTAAATATGTTTACTCATTAAACAACAGGGTTTGGGTTGCAGGAATGGATGATGAAAGAACCAGATTCTCTGGTTGTGCTGTAGATAATGAAGATGATTGGTCAACAGCTTCTGACTATGTGAATATTGATTTAGCTGCTGTATTGGCTCGTGGTGATTCGATTACTGGATTGGCAAGATTAGGGCAAACAAATTCTCTTATCATAGGACTGAACAACCATATTGTTACCTATAAAGTTCCTGCAACATTTAATGATATAGCCATAGACAAGCAGATTTTTAATACAGGGGTAATGAGTCACAGGGGGATGGACGAGGTTGGGTTAGACAATTATATTGTTGAGACAGAAGGATTAAACTCGGTAAAGATGGAACTTATTGTTCAGGGTTTAAAAACCAAGAAGCTAAGTGACAGGATACGAGACAGAATAAATCCATTGTTGGCAGATGTTGCTGATCCTTCAGAGGTTAATGTTGTTAACCATAAAGCCGAGAATGAGTTTTGGATTAATATTCCTTCTATTAACAGGCGGTATATTTATGATTATGAAATAAAAGCATGGATGGAAGACAGGGATGTAAAAATATTTCAGTCTGTGCGTACTCCAGATAATCAAATTTTAAGTGCTGGTGCTGACGGTAGAGTATACAGGGAATATACTAATTCTTCTGGTGCTGATATTTATGGTGATGGGAATGACAACGCAAATGTTTCTTGGAAATGGCAGACTCCTTGGCTTTGGTTCGATAATATTTCCATTAAGAAGATGTTTAAGTATTTTCAGTTTAAAGGAACTGGGTCTGGTGGGTTGTTTACCCTTGATGTTTCTTTTGATTTTGAGAATACATCTTATAAAACATTTTATTTACAATCTACTCCTGCAGAGTTTGATTCATCAGAATGGGATGGTACTTACTGGGACTTTCCTGATGTGAATAAAGTATTAATTCCGATGATAGGTATGGGAAGAGCTATTAGGTTTCTTTTTTCTGCTAATCATCAAGCGGATTTAAGTATTGCATTTTATGGAGTTAAATATGCTAACGCAGGATTTAGAGCAAACGATTAGGAGCAATCATGGCTACATTAAGTAGGTTAAGAGATTTTACAGCAGACAGGGATGCCACACCGCCTGTTGCTATTTCAGCGCAGGGCATGGACGATGAGTTTGACCAGTTAGTTACCGAGTCAAATGCACAGGATGTCAGGCTTGATACTTTAGAGGCTACTGGGAATGTAAGTACGGCAGACTTAGCGGATGATGCTGTTACTCCTGCGAAGGCAAGTTTTGTAGATGATACTCTTGCTGCTACTGATACGCATATCATGGTGGCAGATGGTACTGACTTTGATAACGTAGCCATATCAGGTGATGCGACATTGTCTAATACAGGCGTATTGACGCTAACTACTAATTCAATAGTAGCTGCAAATATTACAGATGGAGAGGTTTCAACTAGTAAGTTAGCTGGAGATGCGGTTGATGGAACTAGATTAGCAGACAACGCTTGTGATAGTGAACATTATACTGATGGAAGTATTGATAAAGTTCATCTATCTGCTGATTGTATTGATGGAACTAAGTTAGAAGACAACGCTTGTGATAGTGAACATTATACTGATGGCAGTATTGATTCGGCACATATAGGTGACGATCAAGTTATTACTTCAAAGATATTAAATTCAAATGTAACACTTCCTAAGATAGTAGATGCAACTGCAACCAATAAAGTTCTTGGAAGAGTTGCAACAGGTTCGGGTAACTGGGAAGAGGTAACGCTTGAGACTACACTTTCTAGCACTAACGAAGCTATCCCGACATCTAAAGCGGTAAGAGATGATATTGTTTCACTTGTTAATGATGTGGGTGGTTTTCATGCTGTTGCTGACGATCAATCATTTCCTAATACTAATCCTGATCCAGATGATGGAGCAGGTACGGTAGTTTCTATAGCTAATGCAGGTGGATTGGTAGTGAATGGTTCTGGTGTAACTACCACAGGACGTACCTTGGGGGGTTCAACTGTTACGATTAATAGTATTCCTTCTGCATACCAGAGTACCACTATAGCTGATGGGTTGGGTATGCATGTGGTTTCTACATCTACTCTTAATACTTATACTTACCATAAGATAATTGCTAAAGAGGGTGACACTAATATAGTTGCAACTAATATTGCTAATGTAAATACAGTTGCAGGAATTTCAAGTGATGTAACTACAGTCGCAGGCATATCTGCCAACACAACTACAGTCGCAGGCATATCTGGAAATGTAACTACGGTTGCTGGAATATCTGCTAATACAACTACAGTCGCAGGCATAGCTAGTAATGTAACAACTGTCGCAGGTATATCTGCTAATACAACTACAGTTGCAGGAATTTCAAGTGATGTTACTGCTGTTGCTGGTAAAGCAACAGAAGTGGGATTGCTTGGTACATCGGCAGCGGTTGCTGATATGGCGATCTTGGGTGATGCAGATATAGTTGCCGATATGGCAGTTTTAGGTGCGACAGGCGTTGCTGACGATATGGAAACTGTAGCTAACAATGTTGCCAGTGTAAATACAACTGCTACGAATATAGCTGATGTCAACAACTTTGCTAATGTTTATCGAATTGCTTCCAGCGATCCAGGAACATCGTTAAATACAGGCGATATGGTATTCAATACCACTTCAAATAAAACCAGGGTTTACAACGGATCAGCATGGCAGGATGTATCGCCAACATCAGCTAATAATGTATTTGGTACAGTTGCTGTTAGTGGGCAATCCAATATTGTTGCAGACAATACGGCTGCTACTTTAAATTTTGCAGGAACAGGTGGAACAACAATTACTACTAACGCAGGAACAGATACAATAACAATAGATACACCAACCGCAGGGGTTACTGCTGGGTTTAGTATTGCTATGAGCATCGCCTTATAACGGAGAAAATTAATGGCACAGAATTTTAGAAACAGTTTAACAAGAAATACAGGCACAAGCCCTGTTGATATACTTCCAGAGGCATTGGTGGATAGTTATGATGCAGTTGTTGGAGTACGATTAGTTAATGTCCACGCTACTTCAAGTATTAGCGTGGATGTTTATATAGTACGTTCAGCCACAAATTATTATTTAATCAAGTCATCTCCTATCCCAGTTGGAGGAAGTTTGGAATTAATTGACGGAGGGGCTAAATTTGTTTTACACGATAATGATAAAATTGTTGCGGTATCGGATACGGCATCATCATTAGATGCTATTGTTTCTTACGTTGATGCTATCAGCACATAGGAGTTATAAATGCCATACATAGGAAATAAACCTTTAGCAAAATACGCTACCTTAACGAGACAGACTTTTAGTTCTCCTACAGGCACGAGCCATACGTTATCTCAGACCGTCACCAATAGTGATGATCTTTTGCTTTATATAAATAATGTTAAGCAAAATCCTGCGGATTATACAGCTAGTGGTACGACCTTAACTACTGCTTCTTTAGCAGGGGGTACGGAGATGTACTGCTTGTATTACGGTAAGACTACAGAGACAGTTGCCCCTCCTGCGAGTTCAGTAGGCGATTCGCATATTGTTGATATGGCATCAAGTAAGCTGACAGGAACAATAGCAGATGCACGTTTTCCTGCAACTTTGCCAGCTTCAAGCGGAGTAAATTTAACTGCCCTGAATGCTTCTAATATAGCAAGTGGTACTATTGCATCAGCACGTTTACCAGCAGTAGGGGCGTGGACATTCATATCTGAAACAGTTGCCAGTAACTCTGCGACAATTTCAATCACATCTGGAATTACCAGTACCTACGATCTATATATGGTAGTTATCACAAATCTTGATCCTGCAACTACTGACACGGAGTTGGATATGTTGGTGTCTACTGACGGGGGTAGCGCATATCGCACATCAGGATACAGAGAGACGGCATCAAGACACGGTGTAGGTAGTGCCAGAGATGATTATGTGAATAGTACTGCCACTTCTTTGCAAATTTTAGGTGGATCGGGAGCCAATGAATCTCTCAATGCTGGCAACCGAGGAGCTAGTGCGATTGTGTATATACCCAATCCTAGTGACACAGGAGAGAAAACACAAATATGG